TGAAACCTAGGAATGTATTGATCTCTCCAGAAACAAGAGCTTTGATTGATGCAAAGTCACTTGAGATTGCTCTCTCATCACCTAGTAGACCAGATAGTGAGTTAGCGTGAATCACAATGTGTCTGTCATCAAACGGAACGTTCTTAGCGTCTAGTGCTTTCTTCGCAGCTATTAGCTTACCTACGTTCAAGTTTGACGCAGTTGCTGAACCAGTTGTAACAACAGTATTTGCAACTGTTGATGGTGATGATTCTGCATCTAGTGCATCAATGATTAGTTGGTCCATTCTACGCCCAATAGCTTTTGAAACTACTTGGACAAGTTCTGACCTCTCGTCAAAGTTCACCTTTGCTTGGTGGAATACGTCTGAGTATTCAGCAGCGTTGAAGTCGCTCATTGTTGCAGTTACTTGTGAGTAAGTAACATTTAACGGAGTTACATCTGTCTGTGGAATACGAGCAGTCGCACTACCCTTACCAAGTTTTGGGAACTTGTAAGTGTTGCCTTGTACACCTTGTCTTAGCCTTACGCTATTAAGAAGAACTGATTCTCCTTGATAGGCTTGTTTCACCTCGGCATCAAACAAAGTAACAAAAGCATTAGTGATTGACTGTGCCATAGTTTACTCCTTGTTTAACACAAATTAAAAAAAATATACTTTAGTTATCGAGGGAACCTCGGCTAAAAAAATGATGCACTTCCACACCAGCCAGAGGCGAATAGAACATTCGTTATCTCGGATATAAGAATAATATATTTTGTAAGTGATTACAAGTCTTATATTTCACCAGTATCTACACTACCAGGAAACGCCTGTGCAAACTTCTGTTCTACTTGTCTCCTGAAGGCTGGATCTGACTTATACTTTGGATCAGCTACCATTTCGTACAACTCATCTTGACTTGGCATACCATCCATCTCGACTGTAGCTGTAGGTATCTGTAGTTCCCCATAATACTTACGGACTTTGTTCAATGCGTTGATGCCACTCGCTGTTGCAGCAAAAACTTTGAACTCTTCAAAATCATCTGTTGACCACACGCCTTTAGAAACCAAACCTTGTCCCCATTGCTTAATACCATTGATAATCTGTGTAGCATTTGGTCCTAGCTTTGCTGTTTCCTCTTCTATGTTTATTGACTCAGCCTCTTCTTGACTATCTGCCATTTCTCGGAACTTACCTACAAGTCTGTCAAAAGCCTCTTGTGTGGGTTTATTTTCATTTGCCCAATCAACAAACTCTTTTGCTAATGGATCCTCATCTACATCGATACCTTCAAAGACAGATAGGTCGTATTCTTTTGGCGCTTTGTGTTTGCCCATAGAAAACTGTTTTTGTAGCTCTTTGTAAGAATTGTTCAAGTCCTCTACCTTGACCCCTTCTTTTGGATCCCAAAACTTATCTTCTAGAAACTCTGGTTTTTCTAACACCTCATCCTCTGAAGCTGGCTCAATCTGATCCTCTGGACTGTCATCAACCTTATGTGGCACCTCTACCTCAGTTTCATCAGGTTGCTGTTGCTCAGCTGGAATGGGTGGTGTATCTGCCACCAGTCCCTCTTGTGTTTGTATCTGTTCTTGTTCTTGGTCGTTCATGTTTTCGCCCTCTCTATTCTAGATTGTATTTCTCTTATTATGCTATTTTGTCCTTCCCTAGCAAAGCCAAAGCTAGTATCACCTCCTGGAATCCAAGTAGGTTGATGTACTGTTCTGGCAGTTAGGTACTTGAGTACCTTCTTGCCCTCTTCTGTTTCAAAAGTTCTAGCGAATGCTTTATCTAGTTCAAGCTGATTGTCTTTTGTAGGTAAGGGTTTTTCATTCAAAACCTCTATACCTTCCCACCCAGTTTTGCTCATGCACTAACCTCTTCTGCTACTGCGCTAGCTGGTTCTTCCATAGGTGGTTGTTCAGGTGGCTGACCCCCTTGTGCCATACCCTGACCTTGCATTGCCATCTGCATACTCTGCTGAATAATGGCTTGTTTTTCTTGTGGGGTTGTTCTCAAGCTAGAAGGTATACCTAACTTATCACCGATGTATGTTGCTATTTCATCTGGTTTCATCTCAGCTATACCACCAGGTCCTAGTGATCCTGCTATCTGTACAAATTGCATAATCTCATTTATCTCTTCAAGATTTTGTGCTTTAGCAAGTGGGCTTACAGGAACAACTTTTACTTCTAGTCCATTGACTTTGAGTGGTAACTGGATCATTCCTTTTTTATCCATTATAGATAGGACTCTTGTCACTATTGGTGTCATAGTTTCTGTAATCAGTCTGCCAAAAGCAGAACCCATATTCTGCGCTAATTCTTTCATTCGCTCCACAATCTCAGTAGCAGACCTAGCAGACATATTATCTGGTGGTAACGTGTCATCTAGCAATGTCTTTTTTATGTTCATTCTCAAATCATTGATAACGATCTGAGAGACATTGAAATCACCAGAGCGAGGTAGTGGTGCGAGTGAGGCACCTTGTGGTCCACCATTTCTAGCTACTGGGATTATGGATCCTGGGGTAATTCTAATATTGGATGGATTTATCACACCATCATCTGCTGCTGTGTAAACACCTGCGCAAGCTATGGATGCATTCTTCAATAGTAATTCTAGTGTTTTATTGAGTGTTTTGATGTCTGAAATAGCTGATACCAAAGGACCTCTTCCAAAAGTTTCCCCTGCTACTTTCATGTATCGTGATACAATCCAAGGGGACTCATCCATGCGTTTCTTCAATAACTCTTCGCCAGTTTTCTCGTAAATTAGGTGGTAAGAGTAATCCTTACGCTCTGGGTCCACAATAACAGCCTCACATAGCTCTACTTGTTCTTGTGGTTTTCTTTCCATTAAATTTATTAGACTCTCTGGTATTTCTGCGTCAGGGAACTGTCTTTGTATTGCTTCTACTCTTAGTTTATACTTACGATATACATTATCCACAGTTCCGTAAGGACCTTCTTCCAAGGCAATCAAGTATTGTGGTACTGGTGTAAACTGCACAGGGTTTACATCATCGCCTTCTTGAACCAGCATGACTGCTGTGCCAACACATAGATCAAGCAAGAACTCTCCCATAGCCAAATCAAAGTTTGACTGACGTAATACTGTAAACATCTTATCAAGATAAATGTCCAAGGCTTGCTGCACCTCTGCCCTGCTGTCCACAGGTATATCCTCTCCTGGCTCTAGCCTGCACCATTTCTTGTATGGTGGAAACAGTCCTGACTGTATCCTGTTAGCAAATCTTTGGGTTGAATGTACAGCTGTACTATCAAAAACCATGTTCATTTTGTTTTGACCAGGTACATTGCCTTCGTAGTATCCGTCATAAAGATTTCTTTGGGGAAGTGCGTATCTGTAGCAATCTTCATAAATGGTACGCCATAGGTCTTTTCGTGCAAACGCTTTCTTTGACCTATCCATTACTTGCCTTGCGTCTAAATTCATCATGTTTTTTTATGCCTTTGTGCAAAGTTTCTAGCACTTTCTTTGTTTCTAAAACCCCAAGCCCTGAGTGCTAAAGCAAGTCTTGTTGGTCTACCCTTTTCATCCTTTAGGGGTCCTTTCATGCCAGCAAATCTTGCTGCAAAAGAAACCCTTCTTGGTCCAGTACCAGTCTTTTGTGGTGACTTTAGATTGCTACCTTCCTTCCTCTTGAAGAAATCTCTGCCTGCCTGATTCAAGCCACCTTTTGGATTCTGATATTTTTTAGCTACCATCAAAATAACCTAAAGTTAAATAATCCCCCAAGTGTTCTATCTATATTTCTATTAAGATTAACACCTTCCCCCATCAACCCCATAGAAGTTAAATCTGATTGTGCGCCCCTAGCTCTTTGGATGTCTCTTAGTGTGTTTTCTCTTCTCCTCTCGTCTAGAGTTCTTCTTAAATCTAAATTTGGCATACCAAGATCTACGTTAAATCTTGATGTTTGTGTTCCCTCTTCTCTTCTTTTGTCAGACGCAGCTTGGAACTCTTTCAATTGTTCTTTGGTTGGCGTTGAGGCATTGAGATCAATAGGTATGTCTACTGCGCCAGTTTCATCGTTGTAAGTCCCACCTGTTGATAATGCAAACTCTTTCACTTTACTTTCTACTACTTTATTTATCTTTGGTGTCGCTAATTTTATCAATAAATTTTTAAAAGTTCTTTCTTCTTTTCTCTGCTCTCTTTGTCTTTCTCTCATCTCTGAGTATTTTTTTGCAGCACGACCAGATATCTTGATAGTTCTCACTACCTCTCTTTTGCCATTCACATCCCCATATACTTTTCTAAAAATAAGTGGCATTAGTATCTCATCAAACCTTTTTTCCTAGCAGAACGAGCTGTTTGTTTTTTCTTTTTCTTTTTTGTCTTTTTTGTTTTTGTGTAGTAAGCCATGACTAAGCCTTCTTCTTCCTGTTTCTCAGCATAGCAAAATCATCTTTACTAATTTTACCATCTTTGTTTGCGTCTAGCTTTGCTTGACCACCTTTTAATGGTGATTTCTTTTTCATCTTATACATTTTCATTGTTCCTGGCATTATACTAATCCTTTCCTTTTGGAACGTAACAGGTCTTTATCAGCTTTCCTTGCACCACCTTTACCTGTTACAAAACTTTTTACTCTTCCCATAGCCCAAGCCTGTGCTGATACGTTTCGTGAACCACTACTATAATATGCCCCAAGACCTCTCTTGTATACTTTGTCAAGTGTTGACTTGCTAAATTTTGCTGTGTAGCTTGCTGGGTATTTAGGCATTTGCTCTTCTCCTTGATATCTCATCCATCATAGCTTTGGTTAATAATCCTTTTTTGTATAAACGTCTTGTCCTCAATATCTCTGCCTCTTTTGCACTAGGGTTCTTTGCGCCAGACAAATACTTTAGTGGTACACCTTTCTTTGACTTAGGAACCTTTGCAAACTTTCTAGCCATTCTCTACCTGTGTGTCATCTAATATTCTTAGTTTTGGATTTCTTATATACGTCATACTCTTGGATTCCTTACGCCTAGCGTTGTTTGTGTATCAGAACCATAACCAGCAAGAGTGCCACCAACTATGGATTGAGTCAATCTATCTCCTCTTCTTGGTCTTTGTTCTTCCTTCTTTTGTTCAGGTGCAGTTTTCTTTGCAGTCTCTTCCCTTCTCGGTGGAGGTGGTGCTGGTGGTGTTCTCTTTTTTGGTTTTCTAAATATGCCACCCATTAGCGATACCTTGTCATTGGATCTCTTACAGTTACTTCAGGAACTTCTTGACCTGATAATAAATCTAAGTTTTGCTCATTAATTAATATACCACTTCGTCTTGTTGCCCTTCTTCTTGCTGATAGTTCTCTCAGTTGTTTTCTCTCAGCTGCTGCTGCACTAGCATCTCTTTGTTCAATTGCACGCCTGCTTTCTTCAATCTGAGGTGGTGGTGTGTATTTAGGTTTTGAGAACATCATTCCCATAGAAATCTCCTATTTAGTTATACTATACATTATCATATCTTTTTTATCAAATGTATATTTTTTAAGGACACCTTCTCTTTGGAATGATATACTCTCAATCCATTTCAAAGCACGAAGATCATCTGCAAGTACTGTAACATGGATTCTGTGTAAGTTCAACTCTTCCATCAAGTACCTCATAAAGTTGTTCGCCCCTCTATGGAAAATAAATCTATGTTTTCTCAGTAAATGCTTGTCTGGTATCATCCAAAGCTCTGCAACACCATACCATTGTGGGCTAACACCAAAACAAAGAACAGGTCTACCATTGTCAAGCACACAGTATCCATAAGAGTCTTTTGTTGCACTATCTAAGTATGATACATACTCTGGCATTTGATCAAGATGCTTTTGGTCTTGTTCATGCAAGTCCATAAGACGAAGTAAGTAAGAACGGAACGGAACAACGGACAGACTTGTGCCACTAGTATTGAAAAGATATTCTAGTGTCGTCTCATTCATGTTCTTTCAGTCTCATCGCTATCTCTTTCCACAACCCCCAGTCCATGTAGACACCAGGTTGCTCGTAATCTTCTACCAGTATCAGCAAATCAGCAGAACCTTTCCACTTCTTGATCGTTGTAAAGCCACCACCATTCTTTCTAGCCTTGACCTCACAGTTGAGTCCACCTATCAAATCTACTTGCACATCATGGGGAAAAGCTGCCAAAGCACCAGACAATGGCTGTCTCCTTGCATCAATATCCATCGACTGGAATAGCTTTACTATCTTGTTTTCTACTCTTGTACCTTTACGTTTAGCTGAACTTGTCATGCGAATATATCAAAATCCGTGTTCGCAACTGCTTGTTTGAACTTTGGATTATGTCCTCTAGTTAATTGTTTATGTTCTCCACCACCTAAAACAAGATACATATATGCATCCCCAACGTGAGAGTGGTCGTTCTTGTTTGGTGTATCTCTGTATCGTTCACCACCAGATATCTGTACCCTCTTGAAATGATACCCACCAGCTAGAGCTTTGCGTAGCCTCTGACACTTTTTATCTATGAGTATCCCTGGCTTACCATCTATTAATCTGTTCATCGGCATAGCACCTGCCTCTCTTCGTACTCTGAAATCGTTACTTGCTGTGGGTCTTGCTAACAATCCTATAGACTTCAAATGCTCAAAACTTGTAACTTCATATATCTGATCTCGTGCCAAACCTGCTGGGTCGCCCCAAACAAGTACATCATACTTGGGAAATCGTGAGGCTAACTCTGACTTGAGCATGGCACCAAATCGCTCTAACCCCATATCAAATGTAACCAACTCATGGTATATTTGCCAACGACCATTCTGCAACTTCTGCCCAAAGATTGCAGCAGGGGTCAAACCAAAGTCAATACCCACTTGTATTGGTACAGATATGTCTGGCTCTAGATGATCCTCTGTCATCAAAGTGTCATCGTACTCACTCATGACAGGTTTACCTTCTTGAACGTAGGTATATAATCCCTGTGCATAACAACGTATCCAATCAGTATTCTTACCTAGTAATGTTTGTTCGTAGTATCCAGCAGGCAGATTCTTTTTGTTTTCTGCATTTGGATTAGTTGCCCACCAAGTGTTTGCTGAGTATACAAAGCCATTAGCCTCTGGGTTCTCTGGCAACTCATCTGTGTTACATTCCTCTACAGCACCAGGCTGTCTGAAGAATGACCACTTATACTTACCTCTCATCTTTTCTTTCTCTGCTAGTCTATACCACCAATGGTCATCATCCATAGGGTTAGTGTCCATAATAATGCCACGCCAAGGGTTCGCACCCCCATCGGACAAAGTTGGATATCTGCCTACCCTATGGGTGAGACCATCTATGACTGCTTTTGGTAATTCTCTTGCCTCGTTCACCCATGCACCTGTCAACTCCATGGATAAAAGTTTACGGACATCCTTGGGCTGGTCAAGTGCGAGGAAGATTACCTCACAGTCTATACCTGGGGCGTTGTCCCTTGACGGAAGTTTTATGTGGTGTGTCAATGGAGGGGACCAACGGAAAGGACCCCAGATATTCTCTGGAAACAACTCTTGCCATGTTTTTATGGTGGTTGTTCTAAGTTCTGGATATGAGTTTCTAACGACTACAAAGCGACTATACTTGATACCATCTCTTGGTGAAGGGACTTGACTGACTGCTTTGAGCATGATCTCGGCAGCACAAGCGTATGACTTGCCACTACCTACAGGTCCCATGATACCTCTTACGAATGATTTATCTTGTAAGAACTTCCACACCATAGGTGAGGTAGAGAAGTCAAGATTGAGATTTGTAATAGCGTTACTCATGTTCCTCCAAGAACTCTATAATACTATTTATCTTTTCTTCAGTAGCCAAAGACTTACGCAACGTCAATCCTTTGTAACTACTTTCCTTCATCCCCATCATGTGTGCCATCAGTTTGACTGATAGGGTTTTTTGTACCATCAGGTTCATTATCTTCGTCTGTTCTGGTTTCGTTAGTTTCCTCACTATACGCAACATCTTCTACTTCCCCTTCTATTATTTGTCCTGGACCTTGCATTACTATACCAACGACAGAGGGTTTTTCCATATCATCTTGTTTCTCTAACATCCCAGTTGCTCGTGCCAATGTTCGCAGCACAGATACTTTGTCGTGTAGTTCTACTTCAAGTTGTGGACCTTCCTTCGTTGGGGTCATCTTAATTTTCTTTATCGCCTTGATTGCCTTATCTGAGATTTCGTTGGGACTCTTGACTCGTACATAGCCACTAGAATCCCAATCGACTATCTCATCAATACTAGCTGTACCGATATCAACGAGTTCTTGGGCAACAGCGTCTTTGCTGTGATCCAATACCTCAGACTTCTCAATACGCCTTTTGACAATACGCACACCACCAAAACGATCTAGTGGTGGTTTCATGATACGTTTTTTTCTAGAAGGGGATTTCGTCATCCAAGTCATCTTCTTTTTTAGCAGAAGGTGGATTATCATTACCCCAAGCACGAAAGAAACCTACCAAGTCACCCTTGTTGTACTTAGTGCTATCATCTATTTTATGATAAATCTTTATATCAATAGCACCTGGTACTGTTTCTCTTGTTTTGGTATCATCATTCCAATTACTACCATCCCATACTTCAATGATGTAATCACCATTGTTCATATTGATCGGTTTCATAAGTTTGAAGTTGCGATTGCTGTGTGTAGGACCTGCCATATTTCATTCCTTTATTTCATGTTAAAGATATACAATAACACTTTTGTAAAAATATTGCAAAAAAATTGTGTGAGTAACCCCACTATATACACCAGGGGTAGGGGGGCAAAGGGGTCAGCGCATTACATCTGTTTTTTTTCTTGACTTTGTTTCGCTGATATGCCAGCGCCAATTTTTATTTATGCGTTTTTTTTGGATCCTGAAAAATATATCCAATATTTATTGCAGCGTTTTTATATGTCTTTATATTCTTTATTCTTACTAAATATATATATTGTTATATATTATATTGTTATAGTAAAACCCCAGCTTGAATATAGATTAAAACCCCAGCTTGAATATGTATTAGTAATAGTTAATTATATGCTTGTAATTCATATAGCATTATGATATCAATATAGATAATATAAATAGAAAGGTTTTAACATGGATCAAGAAAAGACTATAAAACTAAAAGATTACTACAAGCTGCTAAACGTTTTAAGTAATCATGATTATTATGCAGCCTTAACAATTAGAGATTGTTATAATATGCATGATGGACTAAAAGAGCTAGTACAATATAAAGTAGTACTAGATTATATTAATCAAAATTTTTAATAGAAAGGAAATAGAAAAATGACTTGGAAAATTAGAATTGATGATCAACCTGACAATGTATATCTTAATAGAATTGATATTAATGATATTAACAGGGGGGTGGATCTATTTAACATCTGCTGCGGCATCTTTTTTGATGATGAACTAGACTATAATTATACTGATAAAGGATATAATCTATTTTTTGCAACTGAAAATGGCAAGCGCTTTTTATTACAGAATGCAACTTCTAGAGAATGCTTTTTATTTTTACAAGGCATGAGATATTACCATAATAACGGAAATATTATGCCTAGTACTGATGAAATGCGTCAGCATCGTAAGGAAATAGAAAAGAAACGAAAGGAAATAAAATAATGACTAACGAAATACAAGCTATTATAGATCATGCCTGGTACAATTTTGAGACCAGCAATAAATATGCTGCATTATGCAAAAAACTGGCAGCTTATAAAGTTGACGTTGATGATATCATACTAGCATTCTTGGAAACTATAGAGCATGATGCCTTAAAAAAAGAATTAATTTATGACTGGGAACAAGAAATAATAAATGGATCAAGTTGCAGCCATAACTACCATGACGCTATCTACAAATTAACTGAAGATTTAATTGATAAAGAATTACTATAATAGAAAGGAAATAGAAAAATGACTTATAAAGATGATATTGCAAAAATAAAGGTTGCATTAAATAAGGCTAAGGAATCAATTAATAGCTTGCAGCGAATAGAAAAGATTGCTAGCGAAAAAGGCGCTGGCGCTGCTAGGCAAAAAGCTAATAATACGAAACAATATTTAATCATGATAGAAAATTATATATACGATATGGAAAGGAAATAGAAAAATGAGATTACTTGATAAGCTATATTGCTATGTATTTATACCTATAATAATGACCATGTTTATAATTGCATATGCTGCAACAATAATAACATTCTTTTAATAATGAAATATAGAAAGGAAATAGAACAATGCTATATCAATCATATAATAAACTTAACAAGCGCATATTAAATGATCTAGAAAAGATCAATAATAGAACGGGAAAACCATTTAAAGAAATGTTTAATAAATTGCCTAGTAAATTATTATCTATTGATCTAGACGCTAAGACGATCAAAGGAAATAAGAAAGGATATAAAACTGGAATACTATACTTGGCGCCAGCTAATACGCTTGGCTTTTATAATATGTGTCCTAATGCAGTTATTGCACAATGCGTAAAGGCGTGCTTATATACTGCGGGGCGGGGGCGCTTTTCTAGTGTAGAATTATCTAGAATAAGAAAAACATTATATTGGATAGATCACAAAGAAAGGTTTTTAAAGCAGTTATATAATGAAATAGAAAAGGAAAGTATTAAGGCAAAAAAAGCTGGATACAAATTTGTTGTAAGATTAAATGGTACTAGCGATATTCGCTGGGAAAATTATTTTTATGATCAAATGGTATCACTAAACAAAAAATATGATGTTGTATTCTATGACTATACAAAGATTGCAAATAGAAAAATACCTAATAATAAGGTATATGATTTAACGTTTAGTTATAGTGGCGTGCAATCACTACACTATAAAAAACAAATTGATAAAGCTTTACAGGCTGGAATGCGACTTGCTGCAGTCTTTAGATATAAATCACAATTCCCAAAGGAATTTCTGGGGCGTGAAGTAGTATCAGGCGATGATACAGACTTGAGATTTTTGGATCCAGTCAATAGCGTAGTTGCCTTATATGCTAAAGGCGCAGCAATAAATGATTATACAGGGTTCGTTATAGATTAATAATTAAGAAAGGAAATAGAACAATGATAACACCAATACAAGAAACTAATAAACAGTATGCACATAGAATTATACAAAATATAGCATATAAATTGTGGGATATACATGACCAGTATGAACAAAATGTTTTCTTTACTACAGGCGAAGTTAAGGATATGTGCCAAGACTTTGCACAGGATTTATTAGTAGCATTAGAAGCATTAGAAAGGAAAACAAACAATGAATAAGAAAATGTATTATATTAATAGTGATGGATACCTAATAAAACCACAGGGGATGTTTAAAAACACGCCACGCAGAACGCAAAAATTGCTGGGCTGGAAAAGAATTTGGATAGATGAAAGGAAAATAAACAATGTTAAAAGTAAATGATAAAATACTTATCTTTTGGAATAGTGAGTCTTTAGAACCTAACCAAGCAAATGGACATTATCCAAATGAAAAAGAGATTATTAGTATTAATAGAATAGATAATGAGTTTTATTATGATGACAATTCATTTGTTGAAGTAGAAAAAGATAATATATTTATTAATCTACAAGATGACTTATACATAAGGCAACAAGATTTATATTTATTAGAAAGGAAATAAAACAATGATAAAACAATTATTTGATGATGAAATTTGCTGCCATTGTGGCAATGATTGCAGTATAGGATCAGGAAAATATATTAATAGATATGAATACTATAGTGACGAAGTAGAGGGTTTTGTGTGCGCAGATTGTGACGCAGAAAACGAAAAACTAATAGAAAGGAAATAGAACAATGAAAATACAATACGACCCTGATAAGGGATATAAAATTGTAATTAATGGCGTTCAATTACATCAGGATGATATCTATAAAATGTTGGCATACTTACAACGTAAGCAGCCAGCAGAAAAGCTATATAAGAACGCTATTAACAGGCTAAAGAAAAATGTTAAATGATAATGAAATAGAAAAAGAATTAAACGCCTTTGAAAAATGGTTTAAGAATAGCGTTAAACGTGATCAAATAATATATTATACTGGTTTTTTAGCTAGTGATCTAATAGACGAACACGAAATTGTGCAAATTAGGGCTGCTAAAATTAAAGATTATTTTAATTATTTATACGAAAGTAATTACGTCACGCTTACGCAGCGTAAATTAAATGATGATGTATACCAATATATAGCGATTAGAATTTAATCTTGTGATTAGATTTAAATTTGCCTAGTAATTGATCCAGCTCTTGTTTTTTAGAGCTAGGTTTTTTATTAGCATTCTTAACAAATACATTTTTAAAATAGCCTATTGATTTAATGCTATCCTTGCCATTATCACGCCTGTATTGAATGGTATTTCTAATTCTTTTTAATATGTATTCTTTGCTAAAATCTTTTAACCAAGTATCGACTAAATGTTCATGTTCTAATTTGTGTTGTACTTGATGACCAAATATTTCCTCGACTATTTTTCTATACTGCATACATATTTTTCTTGCCTCGCTGCTCGTGTTAAATTTATTTTTTTCCATAGCCTTAGCCCCTTGTTTATATTCAGGTGGTATGACTTCAGCAATCTCTGATATTGTCTCGCTAGTTTGTACAGCTCGTGCCTCATCCTCGCTGATAGCCTCATCAAATACCATATAATATTTGTTACCTTTCAATCCACTATGCTTTTTTGCGTATCTGATATAATCCCAGCTGATCAACTTCCTGATATGATAGCTGACAGCCTGTACGCTGATACCAAGCTGTTTACTGAGTAATGCCTGGGATGGAAAACTAGTGCCAGCTCTATTTGTGTACGCTGCAAGCAAACAAAATAGTAGAAAGGTGGTCGGATTTTTTTTGCTGCGTATATCAACCACCCTTTTACTAGGGATCACGCTCCATATTGAAGGTACCTTTGGATTGCCATTTGAATATTTGTTCGCAGTCATACGTCATTTACTGTTGAGATTGTTTCAAGTATTCGCTTGGTGGAGTGCCTAATACTTGACTGAAGTCTGGTATTTTTTTACCATTTTTCTTTTGTTTCTTCCACAAGTAATATGATATTGCCATGTATACAATAGCGTCAACAAACGAGTCATCGCTAGGGTGTAAATCTAGGCGTGCTTGTTTTGTATCTATCATAGCTTGGCAGGCTTGATATGGCGTTACATTGATATGAGAGCTGAGGCTCATACGTTTTGCCATAGCCCTAAACATTTCATCAACGCTGCCATACTTCTTATTTCTATCCTGGAACATTTCTTTTGCTTGTTCTAAGATATCTAATACATCATTATTTTCCATGTAACCTTGCTCCATTTATTAGTTGCTGTATCTCTGGGGAGTTGATCGTGTATTTTCGCCTAAGTGGCAGCCCCATTTCTAGAATATTATGTACTAGACCCACACGAGAGGTGTGTTCTAGCCTTGCCTGGTGGTCTAATTTATCTACCAATTCCTCTGGTAGTCTTAACAAACAAGATTTTTGTGCCATTTTTTTATCTCCTATATTATTTTGATATTGACATTATCTCAAAATAGTATTTTAATGATATACAAATGTCAACAACTATAAAATAAATGAAAGGATTATATAGATGACAGTTAATAAAATGCCACTAGAAGTTGTAGTAAATAACTTGCAGCGTTCTGATGCAAACCTAGACGAGCTTGAAGAGCAGTTCTTTGAAAAGCTAGAGAAGTTCAATGAGGATGTCAGAAAGCTAAACGAAACCATAGAAAGATTGAAAGGAAAATACAATGTCTGAACAAAAAGATGTAGCTAACATAAAAAGAAGATTAGGTGGGTATAGTGACTACTGCCTGGGAATTGAAGAAGAGGTTAGTGCCATTGAGGGACTAGAGGAAATGATCTCTGAAAAACAACACCCCTCTGAAGTTTATGATTTTGTAATTAAAAAACTGGGACTAAAAACAAAAGATGATATCTCGATTGCTGAAGGACAGGTAGACCAACTTTGGAATGAGTTTTGGTATGATTACAATCAACAAGCAATGTATGAAGGAGAGGACTATGAGCATGATGACTACTAATGATAGTGTCATAGATCAAGCCAAGAAAATGGGGGATGAGTTCACCAATAACCAGGTGGACCCCCTCCGTAAAGTATCTGAGCTGTGGGTGCAGATTGAGATTTGCAGCGATTGTATAAAGTCTTTGAGGCTTGATACTATGGAGTTGAGCGATGTTGAGTATGATGTACTTACCAACATACAACAACAATTAAAATTTTTAACACCAAATATTAACAGTCGTGTCAGGCGTTCTGAAACTGCCCTGGCACTTGCATTTGAGAAAGCAGAGGGAATAGCAAATGACAGAGAATAGTAACAAAATGCCAAAAACATTTGATGAGGCAATGCTTGAGTTTCAGAAACTAAAAGTTCAAGCAACTAAAAGCAGTAAAAACCCACACTTCAAAAATCAATACGCCTCTCTAGAGGATGTTATGAGGGCGTGCGATGAGGGCAATCAATTTGGATTAGTGTATAGTCAGCCACTAGATCTGATTGAGATAGGTGGGCAGGTATTACAAGTTGTAATGACTACTGTAACCCATGTACCATCAAATGAAACCAGGAAAAGTCCTTGCCCTATACGAATGAAGGACCCAAACAATCCTCAGAGCATGGGTAGTGGTATAACCTACTCAAAAAGATATGCTTTGCAAGCGTTCTATGGCTTATGTTCTGATGATGATGGTAATTTTGCAGCACAAGAACCATTGTTTGACTCAAACAAGGCACCAATACATAATGTTGCTACGAAGGTTTCCTCTAATGGCAAGTGGGCAAAGGTGGCTGAAAAATATTTGAATGACTTTCAAATGATAGACTTGAAAAATGATTTTGAGCAGTTCAAGGACATAGCAAAAGAAAAGCTAGACTCAAAAGAATTTGAAGGTCTTAAAGAGTTTGTTGAAATAAATAAACTTAGGCAACAAGACCCATACAAAGAGTGTCTTGATGAGGGTGGGAAAATATATCTCGCTCTACAAAAAGCAGGACAAGATGAATACCGAGCTGCAAAGTTTGGTTCCTAAACTACCTTTCCAATCCAGTCCCCCTTGTTGTTCAATACCATGGGCAACAAGCGTGGGACACCATCAATAATAATACCACACCCCAAAATAAATCTTGTGGAAAAGTTTTTAGCATAGCTGAACGCCAAAGATTTTTGATTGATAAGGCAGCCAACCTGCATACCAAAGTATAGTTCATCTGGATTTGCCCAGTATCCAATAGAAAACTTGGTATGGTAATGTCCCTGGACTGTAGACATACCCATAGTCTGAGATACTTTTAACACATCGGCAGCCTTGCCATGTGTAAAGAACACTCTTTGCTGCCCACAGGTAAGCGTAAGATCATCTACCCATTTCCATTTTTTAGTTCCCAAGAACTCTGAGTAGGGTCTAAGAAACTCTCTAGACATCCCATACTTAATTGCTCTGCGATACACTAAAGAGCTATGGTTACTGTGTACCTCAGTCACATCTGGGAATATAGACTCTAGTTCTTTGACGTATTGACGAGCTGTTGACAACTCATTGCCAGGGCTTGGCAAGTCAGGATCGTGATCATGCATCGAGATAGCATGAAAGTCTAACAAGTCTCCTATGTTGATGATGGTATCAGGTTGAAATACTTTCTTTACCTCTTTAAGAAAGGCAAAAGAATCTTTGTGATGATAAGGTATATGTAAATCACTTATTACTAACACGCATTTGTTTGCCATAACATCCTCCTATGTTACTGATTTATCGTAACATTTTGTTTGGGGATTGACAAGGTTGCTGTCTTGTGGCATGATAATGGTTAATAATAACCTTTCGCAGTTAAAAGGGGTAGGTCCTCCCACCTACCCTTTTTTAATGCAGCTCGTAACTGTAAATCTTTTCATCATTGACTAGCTGATCCCATAACTCTACAAAGGATACAGCATCTTCATAGGTGGAGAACCCACGACAGACAACATTACAACTAAACGTACCATCGGCTGCCTCTAGCACCATAAAAGTATAGGGCAGCTTTTCGTTATCACTTGCCGACATCTTTCATCGCTTTCTTGTGAGCATCCCCAAACGACATACCTTTTTTCATCAAGCCTTCCATCATTCTCATATGCCTGGATGTATGATGTTTGCTATGCTTTTGCATAGTTTTCTTTTGTCTTTTGGTTAGCTCTGCCATTTTTCTACGCCAAAAATAGAATTAGCCCTAGAACGCCCAGAGAAAGCCATAGAATAGCTTTTGGCTTTCTGAACCCACAACCACATTCTGAGAAGAACATCGTACTCTGTGTCCATTTATGGGCGATTTTTTTTAGTTTTTCTAGCATCATACCCTCCTATCTTGCTAAAGGATTTTTACTTTCGTTTTCCATGGCTTGTATCTGTGTATCAATCAGATCAAGTCTGGTTTTGATTATGCCAAGGTTATTTGTACTGGCATTTATATCTTCTTTCATCTCTTCAATTCTATCTACCAGGCTGACGTAGTTGTCATTGATTTTATTGTTGGTATCAGTCAGGTCAACTGTTTCGTTTATTACATACTGCCTTGACTCCAGGTCGGATACTTTCTCCTCAAGAGTAGAGATGCTACCTAGTAGCTGACCATATGTAGTAAACCCAGCACCGATAGCCCCGACTACCCCAATAAGACTCACAATGCCAGCAAGGTTGTTTTTTAATTTATCCATATCATCTTATCCAGTTTCTGTTTCAGTTTGTACTGTTGTTCCTGATTCCCTCTTGTAAAATTAATTTGTGAAGTTAGTGGATCGTTGACAACATAGGTTATGTTACCATAGATTTGCCTATCATCAAAGATAGTTATTTGGTTTGGATAAATATTTATTGGAGCATAGAACTCTGCATCTAGCATGATAGGTTGTGATTGTATCATTGCACTTAGCGTTACCTGGTCTACCTCTATCGCCTGGGCAAAGACTGTCTTGCCTATTGTTATATCTCCTTGCTCTGGTTCAGATGTATCTACATCTTCTGGCACCTCTTCCATGCTAGGCTCTTCACTAATCTCCTCTGGCTGTTCTTCTACTATCTCTTCTGGTAGCTCTTCTATAATCTCTTCTTCTATAATCTCTTCTGGCATATCCTCTATAACTTCCTCTGGCATCTCTTCTATGATTTCTTCTGGTAGCTCTTCTATCTCTGGCTCGTAGTATTCTATCTCTTCAAAGAAATCATAGACCTCTGGTTCATACATCAAGAACTCTTCAACAAAAGGGTCTGGCTCGTCTATCAAGAACAGCTCTTGCTCCTCAAATATATCTATGTATTCTTCTTCAAACTCTTGGAGCCAGTCCTCAACGTCTTGTGTTGTTGCAATATCCAAGGTGTATGGATCAAAATGTATAACGAGGGAGGGATCCTTGACGTCTGCTGCATAATGGTAATTAGGGCGACTAGGTACGCTAAAGCTGAAACGAGTAATAATATCATAATCATCTGCCACATCTGTTATGTAAATTGTATTACTTGGAGATGCCTCATAGCCACAGCCATTCCAACTATTACAGGTTCCAGATATGGTTATGGTATTGCTATACTCCACGCCATTACTATCTGTGATTTCCTGTGTCATGTCAACTGATTGAGGGTAGCTATTCCATATCCAGATATCAGCAGTAAACTCACTAGCTGTTATACCTTGTATCTCTATGGAGTCCATGTGGTCAGACAGGGTAGTAGTTGTTTCTCTGTACTCGTTGTGTACCCCAGCTAGTATGGTAGGTCCATGATAGTGATCATTGGTGCCAGTCCAATCTTGTTGAAAGTTATTGGATAGTAAGTTACCTGTTGAGTCTGCACTTGTCTTTGCACTTGCAAGTACTACCACAGATAAGATAAGGAATAAGTATACCAAGCATCTCATTTGCCAGTACTATACATAACTTGTTCAGCTTGTATCTTCTCTTTTGTTTTCATTCTTTCTTTGTGTTCTTCGTAGTCTGGTCTTAGCTCATCATACTTTGCCCAGAGTCTCTCAGCATCAGGTCCTATCTGACCTTCAAATGGGCAAGGTGTTCCTGCCTCCATCATAGCTGTAAATACTCTAGGATCTTGACACAGTATAGCAATCCCTGCCACCTTCATCTGGTGTACTGTTGATAGCTCTCTTGCTAGTTTGATACGTTCACAGGTCTCGTCTGTCTCATGGCTACTGCCAGACAATCCAATGAAACTGCTTTGCAATCCAAACGAAGTGCCAAGATTACAAGTATCAATGCCTGCTCCCGTGGGTGGGGCAGAGGCTGTTGGTGGAAAACTTTTGATATTGCTCGTGTTGTTAGTGGTGCTAGTGCTAGTAGTATTGGAGCTACTGCCAGACTCATACGTTGTACTTGAGGAACTTGTGTATCCACCAGAGATAATCGTGTTGTCTCCAGAGACATTTGTGTTTTCGTTTGCCTCTGTAGGAACAATAATAATAACAAGCATCCATATAACTATTATTGCCCATGCAATGTACGATAGTATCTTATCTAGTCTTGATTGTTTCATTTGCCTTTCCATTTACTTAATGTTGATACGCCAAAGCTGCCTGCCACAATAGTCATTATGATATACCAAAATTCTTTTGGAGCTGTACCCAACATCTCCCATCCTTTCATCATGCTTGGCTGTAGTGGTTCTATGAAATGGCAAATCAGCAGGATCGTAAATACCACACACAAATATTCATCCTTCCAGCTTTTCTCACTAGACTTGACTTGTTGCTTTAGTACAGCTTGTTCTGCTTTGTGTACTGCTTTCTGTGCCTCTATCTTGGCATAGTCTATGTTAGCTGTAGCCTCTATCTCTGCCTGTCGTATAATTTTTTTCTTCTCCATAGCATGAGTGGCTGCACCTATAACCTTGTCAGCTACTAGCTTTGTGATTGGGTTTGATAGAAAGCCTAAGAATGGTAACATATTATCCTCCGTTAAATATTCTCATAAGACCTACAATGACAGCCACACAGCCACCTATCCATGCAACTGACTTGACAGCACCACGACCATAGGACATCTCTAGTTGTAGCTTGTGTATGTCTGCTGAGTTCTTCTCGATATCGGAGTGCATATGGTCCAACTTCTCACTTATACTTTTCATTGATGGTCTACTGTCTGCCATTATAGTATCTCCTTATGGTCAGTTATCAGAACGTTACTACCATCTAGGCTGACTAATCTTAGATAGCTAGTTGTAGTTGGGTCCTCGCCATCACCAAATGATGCTGGTAATGTTGTAACACCACTTGGCAAAGTAACTTTGTAATCTCCTTGTATATCAAAAACTTGGAAGTAACCATTGTCTGAAGTTGATACTTTAAACTCTGTAAAATACATAAATTTATTATCTGGGGTAATGTGTAAATTTTCAATACCAGTTGCTGCCGAGGCATTGAGGTCTTGCTTTACACTACCTACGAAACGTGTACTAGATAAGTCCCATGGGACACTTAAATTATAATGCCAAAATACTGCATGACCAGTTTCACCTGCTTGGTCATTATGCTCTGCACAAACTATTGTTGTGCCATCATAAGACATAACAGAAGTAATCTTTGAGCCACTCGTACCAAGACCATCTTTATGTGGCTGTGCAAACCATTCACTCTCTACAGTAAGTGTGCTATCAATATCGTAAGCTGTAGATAGTTTTACAACTATTGCTCTTGGCACTTCAATATCATCTGTATCTCTATGTGATATAAACAATCGTGTACCATCATTGTTAAATCTGATAGTGCCACCACCAAAACCTGTAACACTATCGCCACCACCACTAGATTGGAATAGTGCATCAACATCTATTGTATGATTGGTAGATGTAGATAAACTGCTGATATCATATGCAGTAGAAAGGGTATGTTCTACTAGGTCTGCCTTATAGCCAATCAACTTCGTGCCATCCCCATTGAACTCACAAGAGTAACGTAATGTATTTGGCATACTACCAGATGAGGAACGTGAAAAACTAGCTGTTGATATATCGTAGTTGGTGCTAAGATTAAATTCATGTATTGGGTTATTAGTAGTGTTATCAGTTGTATACCAACGACTGCCATCATTGTTAAACCAAGAGCCAAAACTACCACCAGTAGATAGGGTGCTAGTCGCATTCAAATCTGTTGATGCATTGAAAGTAAGCACATCCATAGTCTTACCTACATTTTTCAAGAACAATTCTATCTCTCCTCCACTTGGCACATTAGAAAAGCTGTAGGTTGTATCGCCAGAAAGAGTGTGGCTAAAAGCTGTGGCACTAGACCAGTTGATAGTAGGTGTTGTACCAGACAATGCTGATGCCAAACTAAATCCACCACCACTTGGTTGGTCTGCATAGGAGAACGAACCATCTGCATCAGACACAATCATCTGCCCACTTGTGCCATTGCCAGATATGTTGAGTGCTGCTGCCCCAACTGAGTTGTCAATCAGCTCTGCTGAACCCACACTATCATCTGCCATCTTGGCATTTGTTATTTGGTTATCTGCTATGTGTGCTGTGTCAATAGAGCCATCTGTGTAGTGTTCTGAGTCTATAGCATCATCTGCTATCTTAGCACCTGTGATTGCATCTGCATTTATCTTGGCTGTAGTTACAGCATTGTCTGCTATCTTTGCTGTGGTTACTGCACTATCAGCTATCTTAGCTGTTGTTACTTCATCATCGGCTATACCAGAGGTAATGGCATTGAAAGAGCTACCATCGTAGAACTTGAGTGTGTTGCTTGTGGTGTTGAAGAACAGGTCTCCTGCGTCATTATCAGAGCTAGGGTCTGAGCTACCTACTCTGTATCTCTCTGCAAAGCTGTTTACACCAGTTACATTTGATGCGACTGTGTTGACGTTAGATATAGAACCTGCAACTGTATTGACGTTTGAGATACTACCTGCTGTCGTGTTTACATTTGATATGCTACCAGCAACTGTGTTTACATTTGAGATGGCACTAGCAACTGTAGATATGTTTGAGTTTGCAGACGCTACTGTAGATACAGCAGAACTGATACCTGCTACTGTGGTTACGTTACTTGATATCCCTGCAACTGTTGTGATGTTGCTTGAGATACCAGCTACAGTATTGATGTTGGTTGCATTACCTGCGACACTTGTAACATTGCTTGAGATACCTGCGACTGTACTTATATCACTTGCAATACCTGCTAGTGTCGTTAGGTTGGCTGTTGTTGGTCCAAGCTCTAGTGATGTACCATTGCTGTCGTAAGCTATAACCTTACTTGCATTGTTCGAGGCTGTATCATCATAAGGGAACTGTAGTGGACCAGAAGTACCTGTGCCTGTAACTGTACGTCTTGTTGATGCTTTGAGTTGTATGGACCTGTCCATCATCTCTTTGAGCTGTTGTTGTCTTATGACTACGTTGTCAAACTCTGTCTCTAGCGTAGCTGGTTGATTGACAGAACCTGTAGCAAAGACTGTGGTTCTTGATAGTGGTTGGTCTCCTATGATAGTAATGACATCGCCACTTGTTGGGCTGTGGTCTGTCCCACCACTCCCAGAGGTATCTATGAATGTGATAGAGCCTGTGCCATCTGCATTGAGAGTTGTATTGTAGTGTGTGCTTTCTGTCTGTAGTGTGTCGTTTCTAAATACTTGTATCTCACTTGCTGCATTGACTTGGAAGTTAAATGTGTATGGTCCATCTTGTCCAGTCGATGTAGACTGTACTCTTCTTGCTACTTCATTTATGTCAAAACTTGCCATGTTTATTTACCTCTTTTATATTGTATTCTATAGTAAAGGTTTCCGTTGTTTGGGTCTAATAAATATTTTTCTACGCTCTGTGTAAATTGTTGTTCTAAAACTGCTACAATTTTATTTCTTGTTGCTGATACTGGTGCATTAAACTCTTCCTTTAGAGACATAACCCTTGTGTCTCTATATAATTGTGAGAACTCACTATCGCCAGTAAACAATTCATTTAAGGTATCGTACCAAGTCATTGGACCTTTCCCTGGGAAGATAGGCGTACCATTTTTATAAACAACCTCCAAAGGCTCTGTTGTAAACCTATAGTGATAGATCTGTCTTTCATATTTTGTTAACTTAACATTTTTAACTCTAAGTGGCGCATCTACATATGTTGCTATATTGTCATCAAACAGTTGTCTCGTTACTGGATCGTTCTCTGGAGTAACATCTGCGTAGTTCGAATAGTTGTAGCTTGGCTTTTCTTCCTTGCTTATCCTAAACTCCAACAAATGTCTGTCGTGGTCTAGAGTTCTGCCAAATCTGTCTCTTCTTCTTGTTTGCTCATCCACGAAAGGTGTTGCTTCAAATGTATTCAATACATGACGTAACGCTTTTTGCAATGCCTCATCTGTGCTTTCTCCTACAACTGGAACCACGTCATAGTCATTAACTGTATAGTCTCTTGGTGCTACCTCTTCACCCTCTTTTACCCACATACGATCAATACTATTCCAAAAACCTACATTAACAATACCACCTGTGCCAACTTGTAGTAAGCTATTTCCTATTGGTCTCTCTACCTTTTCTACAACAAACTCACCTAATTTATCAGTAATCTCATTTGAATCACGAACGTAAGCCAGATCAAGAATAGAATTTCCAGCATCAATATATGGTAAACTACCTAATTCATTGTAGAGCGCATTGGCAGCACAAAACACATATTTTGTTAAAGCACCCAAGTCATCGCTGTAGTTAACACACATCGAGTAGTCTGCACCCATTGATAACAGTTCACCGAGTATACCTAGTGAACGTAGTGGTATTCTTTTTGCATCACGGAAAGTTTCTTCACCTTCTTTTTTTATGTATATAGTTTTTTCTTTGTCAAGACCCATATTCTCATAGTTTCTTTGTAATGAATATTTTATTTTTGAATCCTTAGTAGTCCTTCTAAACTTAGGTATGTGTCCTACGATAATCATATTATTATCCTCACGGAACTGTCCATTAGCAGCGTAAGCCCCCATCGATAGAATTGTTGTGCCAAACATTAGCCTACCAATTGCCATGTCTGTGTGCCTACCCCCTCTCGCTAGGTCTCTATAAAAGCCTGGGGTTGCGAAAGCAGCAGGAGTTCTCTTCATTACCTGCGCCATAATATTAATGTAAACTTTACCAAATGGTATTTGTGTTTTTACAATAGGATTGTTCATGGCTCTTACAAAATTATCAATGCCTTTCTCAATGACGCTTGGATCACTAAGTTTTCCCTCATCTTTGTATAATGCTTTCCTAGTGTCTCTTAGTATATCATCAGCAAAAGCTGTATCAAACTCCTCTATCCTGTTTCTTGCGTGTACTTTTGCTTTTTCAACATCGCCAGTTTTTAAGATTATGTCATCAATCTCTCTACCAATTTGTATCAATGCCTCTCTGTTAAAAAGTTTTGTTGCAAAGAACTCATCAGCTGATGTCATTGCTCTGCCTGGCATATTTACTAATGTATGCAACATTTTATTGTATAAACGCACTCCTTTCGACTGCTTAGCTAATCTATCAGGGTCAGTAGTAGGCACAAACAACTCCCTTTCACTTTGGTATAGTTTTGTCAAAGGGTCTATTGGTCTGTTCTTTACAAAAGACTTTCTTGAATTTTTTATGGCATTGCCTAGTGAGTGCGCCTCTGCGTGGAACGTGGTGATAATATCTCTAAACTGTGCATAATCCGTTTTTGTTTTAAAAATGTTTCTTGTCCAAGGGTGGACCTGAAATGCCTTTATCGCTAAGTTCCTTGCGTTTCCTATAAGCGCACCAGGAATCATTTCAAGCATGAACAATAGATTTGAGTTAGCAAAGTTTTCTACGAAGTTGGCAATGTGCATATGAACGCTACCCAATAAACTTTGCACCCAAGCTCCTGACATTTGTCTTAGACCAAACTTTCCATTCATCAGCTTATCGTATGTTCTGCTAATAAAGACTTTGCCACTCTTTTGGTCGGCTGATGCTTTGAGTAAAAAATCTGCATGAGCGATAGCGTTTGAATTATTCAATTCTTTTCTAACAGAGTTCATTATATTAGAGTTTTTGTTTGGTTGTTTTAAAACTTCTGTCACTTTACCACGGAGATATAACATCCTACCAAGCTCACTAGCTGACCTAGTATTTCTATTTTCTACATAAGCAAATATTTTGACTGCTGACTCGTATTGTAAAGTAGCTTCGTCTAATTGTTGTTGTATTTCTTTTGTGTTTTTGCCTTTTATTTTTTTGCCTAGATTAGTAAGGCGTTTTGCAGCAACCAAAGTGTTTTTATATAGCTCATTTTCTATAACAGACATCTTTATCATATCTGCTGAGTTTATAAATGAGACACCACCTGGTTTTGCTAATGCTGCTCTAACAGCCTCTGCTTGTGGGATTTCATTAGCTTGCTCAACCATTTCAGCCATACTGTATTTTGTTTTGCCAAGATCAACACCTTCTCTCTCAAATGCTTTAGTAATACGTTTGAGCATATAATCAACATAGTCATTGACTTCGTTGACAGTTTTTATTGATTTTACATCTAGCTTTTTCGAACTAACAACTACATTGCTAATTCTATCAAAACTTTCTTCTCCGAAACCAGGTGGCAAATCAAACTCAGCTTCTTTTAATACTTTCTTTAGATCCTCAAGTTGTACAGGTTTTAATTTAAGAATTTCCTCAAACTCAGCATCATCAAGTTCTTCAACAACTCTTTGTATGTTTTTGTATGTGTACAGGAACCGATCTGGTGTATTCTCTTTGACATCTTTAACAATGCCATCTTTTCCAAATAATATTTCTTGCGACCCAGGTAAGTCAGGATCACCTGAGCTGCCACCAGGGGGTGGCGTACCACCTCCACCTGGGGGTTCTGGTGGGGTGTTGTTATCCAGTATTGCAGCTTCTTCTTCTATTGTAACAACTGGCTCTGTTTCTACTGGATCAGCCTTTTTTTGTTGTTCAAGATCTTTTATATCCTTAGTTCTTTTGTCTCCAACAACCTTAGAACCTTTTACTGTGCTTTCTACAGCCTCTTCTATTACCTCTTTACCTATTCTTTTTCCAACAGATGTAATACCTGTTTTTATTATCGGACCTACCATTAATCTGATCCTCCTTGGTTGGTTTCAGGATCTGTGCCTAGGGATATTAGCTTCCCATCACTATCATACTTGTTTCCGAACGCATCCTCAACCATAACATCTCCATCCATCATGTTGTAGGCTGTTGCAACTTGCTTTGCTATGGCTGGATTTGATTTAAAATATTTGTATGTTTGAGCTAGACCCTTCAGTAACACCACAAAAGATGCTTCAAAAGGGGCATCTGATACTACAGTTTTGATCTTAGCATCAAATGTGTCTGCCTCCTGTCCACTATCAGCCCAATCAACAATAGCTTCTACGATTGTCTTATTCTGTTCCTCACTTGCACCTGTCAGCATATTGACAACAGTAGCTATATTAGGGTTCTCGCTTTCGCCATAGAACCAAGGTGCCAAAACTGATGCTGCTAAAGATTTTAAGAAAATACTTTTTGTGTATACTCCTGCTAATCTAAATCCTGGGATGTATCCAGGTAAGTAAGCAGCAAAGTCTGAGGCTATTGTGCCTGCTGTGCCAAGATCTTCTTCTGGTAAAATTTTACGCATATATGTTTGTATTGGTTTGCTATCTATGTATTGATCAAGTAATGTCAAAGATCCACCTGTTGCTTCATTGAGTGGTGCAAGTATGCCATCTCCAACATTTGCAAAACCTATAACTAGCCCTTTGCCAGTTCCCTTTGAAATCCTTTTACCTAAATCACCACCTGTAGAGAGTCCAGCAGAGAAGTCTGCCATAGACTCACCATATTGAGCAAAGACATTACTCATGCTCTCCTTGATGGTGGTTTTTGATCTTCCGTATGTATCAACAGAAAATACTTTTTCCTCACTTGGTACGCTATCCATAATAACTTCGTTTTCTAACAACTCAGAAATTTGATTTGGTGCAAACCCAAAAGGCTCCTCACCTATTGTATTGCTTTCTTCTATATATTCTCTAATTTTTTTCTTTATATCAACCATCTATTGCCCCTGTGTTTACCTGTGCCATAGTATCAATCTCTAACCTCAAAAGCTCTTGGTAGTTTATCAGTTCTTGTTGCAATTGTTTCGGTGAGCTTACCATTACATTGTCTTTTAAATTATTTGGTTCCACTAGCTTAAAATCTGCTTGCGCAAAAACTGCCAAAATATTATCTACGCTTTCCAAAGCTACTTGTGGATCTTTATCAAAGATGTCATATTTTATTTCTGCTCGTGCTAAACCATTAGCCTCATGGAAAATAAAATACCTCTGTCCGTCTCGTAACTCGGTGGACTTATTTGTTTTTGGAAATAGATCTGTTATCCTTCTGTTAAAATCTACTCTTTTTGTGTTGAATTGATCTTGGAATATTGATGGAACTATTGACTGCATAAGATTATCTAGATCTATAATTTTTTTATCGCTCTCTGCTTCAATGAGCCTCTGTTCAATATTGGTCATGACAGTCACAAAAAACTCTCCTTTTTGTGTGTCTAGCAACTCTTGATATTGTTGCACATTCCCTATATCCATATTCAATAGATCAGTATCAAGTGTCCTTGGCGCATTATCATTCACAAAAGCTAATATGTCTGGGTCAGATAATTTTAAGGCAACCAACTTTGATATGTTTTGGTAGGCTTCACTTTGAACATTGTCGATGTGTTCTGCTATATCGCCCTGGGCAGGGATACCAAAGAACATACTATCACCACCATAATTTTCATCCCAATCTCCAAGTTTTCCCCCTGTTATTTCATCCCAATCCTGCTTGTTCAGAACACCCCCATTTGATTTAAGTCTTGTAAAAAGTTCATGTGCTATACTATCTGGTACATAAGCACTTGCAGTAGCTATATCTACCCTAGACTTTAACCAATCGTCAGCACCAGGTGTTGTAAAGGTTGTAACACCTTTGCTTTTAAAATAATCTTCTGCGCTTGCTGGGTCAATATCATAGAAAAATTGCTTTGCTTCGCTATAGCTATATTCACGATTGTTTATGGTTACTGTGCCTGTGCCTGTAATAATTTGATTTCTTGTAAGTTCCCCACCATCATCGCCTTTAAAATATTTAGGAAAATTGTGTGGGTGTAACACTTTTTCAAGTTTCTTCGTTAGTCTATTGACGCTATCTGTTTCTGCATTTGCAAGTTGCTCTCTAGTCTCTTCTAGCTGGTTCATGTGATCGTTTACTGATTGTTCTAAAGACAACCTCTCTTCTTCATTCAGCACATCATACAGAGTATTCATCATATGAAACGTCATGTTATCATTAGCGTATGGATCATTGGGGTCGGCAAACTCACTAAAATCACCAGTCTGAAATGCTATAGCCAAAGCATTTACGTCACCACCCTTGTCGGCTATTTCTGCAACATCTATTGCATATTTTTTTAACTTTTCGTCAATGTTTGCAAGTGATGCCTCAACCAAGGCATCTACCTCTGGTCTTGTTAGATCGGTATTTGTAGCCTCATTCCTAATATCGTTTTCTACTACAATCTTTAATCCTGACAAACTTGTTACATCCCCAGCTAAAAGTCTACCAAAGCTAGGTGTAATGGTGTTGACCCTAGTTACTAGTGCATCACCATTTCTTTCTTTTATCTTTTTGTTATACTCAGTCCCATACTCAAGGTACTTCTCATACAACTCTGCGTACAATCCACTCTTTATATTGCTTGACAGTATTGGTGATACAGATTCTAAGCCCTCTAGCATTGCATCTATCTGACCACTAGATTGTTTATAGAAATCATCTAGCCCTCCGTCTGTATCAAGGTTTTCATCATAAGTTGTTTGTAGTAAGACTTTACCTAAATTTTCATACTCCTGTTTGAGTATCTCTTGGTTTGTATCATATATCTTCTTTTGATAAGCATTGCCAAATTGATTACCCATCAATTCTTCTTTCTCTTGCTGTGAGACTCCTGGACTTATGAACGCATCAATAGTCATTGGATTTGAGCTTGACCTCGCATACTCTTCAGCAGCTACCTCAACACGTTCTTGACCACGATCCATGGCGAATTGCTTGACTACATCAATCCTTTTTTGCAATGTATCAAAAGCACCAGCTTGTTCTTTGAATTGTATAGCATCAATTCCTGGAACATTTACTGCACGAACTTGACTTCCTCCATAAATATCTCTACGTTTTGCCATTACTATTCTTCAGCCTTCTTCCTAGTAAATAAATTTTTTGCTGGCTCAAACAAACCTGCCTTTTCAATATCAACTAGATCTGTTCCTAGACCTGCAAGAGCATCTATCGTTCCCATCTCTGCTTTTATTATACCAGCTTGTCTAAGATTATTATACTCAAGTTCGCTCATGTTTTGTAGTAGTTCTTGATTTAAGTTTGCCATTCTAAAATCTCTAATGCCTTCTTTGAAAGAGTTTGTTTGACCAAGTAACGCAGATCCCTCTGTAGCTAATATTCCCCCTGCTGCTGCCTGAGCTAAAGCACTACCCATAGCTTGATTGACAGCCTTCAGAACTTGCACACCCTGCTCTCTTGCCTCTACTCTTTTGCTCTCATACTGTAATCGTGATATATCAGCTTGTGAATCATAGTACGCCTTCATAGCAGCTGCTTGTTGTCTTGCTGCAAAAGCCTGTGTAACTGATGATGCTACTGATAATGCTGTAAAAAATAAACTCATTATTGACCTACACTTACCTTATACTCAATACCTAATAAATTAAAAAATAATGGCTGGGATTGTGAAAATGTAATCTGTCCATTGCGATCATACCCTAGCATTGGCTTTCTTCTTTTCTTACCAGTAAAAAATGTTGCAGCTGTAAAAGCTAGATCATTACCATTGACTGTTAGATTTTGTGAAAGATACAGATTTGCCGTAGTCTCTACAATCCTTTTTTTCTGCGCTACAATGTTACCACTTGGAAGTTTTAATTCTACAGGCAAAGTCTTTACTTTCGGTGTATAATCCAATCCTACCTCCACATAAGATGTTGGTACTGCATCTAATGTTATAGCACCAGAAGATACCACTTTGTTTGCTTGCATTGCATCATCAACTATGACCTTGACTGTTTCTCCCTCAAGGTGCGACAAGCCACTTAGAGATGTGCTACCTGGTAATGTTCCACCTGTAAAAAGTATGGCGCTATCTGTTGTGTTATCATCATTGAAAGCCTCTACATAGTAAACATCTGAACCATTGATAGAACGCTTGACCACACAGTAAACAGTCTCTACATCTACAGCTACATTCAAAAACTTATCTGTTTTGGCAAAGTTTGTAACAGTTAGTCTTGTGCTGTCAGTTGTGGTTACTGTTAAGTTGTCGTCTCCTGGAACCACACGCTTGACTGTTACGACTGCTGCTGCTGGGTTCTTCACTACAAACTGACTGATGTTACCAAAGGCAGTAAAGAGGTTATCTGCTGTTGTATTGTTAGATGAGTTTGGTCTAAAGAAGTGTGTGTTGCCAGATGCAGATGATGGATCTGAACTACCTACTGCCTCTGACTGTAACGTAATGACTGTGCCATTGTTATCTGTAAATGTAAGCTCTGTACCTACAGCTATGTTTGCATAGTCTGATACTGTTATGGTTGCAACATCTGGACCTGTGCTTGCTAGTGATGGTGCTGTAATATTTTGATCTCTTAGAATAGAGTACATGACTAGAGTTCCATCAGTATTGACTATCATAAGCATATCGCCTTCAGTTGTGGAAGTGGCTTTTCTCAAAGCCATGTCTAATGGTGTATTTAGTAAATGTGAAGATAGTAATGATACGTTAGCTGACACATAAGAAAGCTCAGTATCACTAAAAGAAAACTCTCTGACAGCTTTGCCACTTCTTTGTATAAACAATGTACCACTTTCTACACCTACAGGCTTGATGCCTTCTTTAGCACCCCTTCTTGTCGAACCATTGATTACAATGTTGCTAGGTGTAATAGGGTCAAGAGATGACTGAGGTACAAAGAACTCACCACCCTTAGTAAAGATCTGTAAGTCTCTACCACTAAACAGTCCTATGATAGCATTGACAGAGTCCGTATCTAAGGTTGCTTCGATTGAGTCATCATCTAGTCCTTCGCCTGGATTGAAGTCAAAGAACCTAGCCACCCTTGAACCAAACAATGTGTTTGGTCTTGACTTAGTACCACCTAGATACAATCTACCCTCATGGAATGTAGCTGTCCTTGGGTAGCCCCTAGTGCCAGACCAAGTAACTTCATAACCAGACTCAACTACATAATCACCACTAGCTATGGCGTTGGTATCAAAGAATGGTATCTCTACTATAGCCTCAACAACTGTGCCAGAGTTTAGTTTTACAATCCTTGCCCTGCCTAGACCATCCTTTACCTCTATGTATTGGTTGACACTATTAGCATCAAAGATAGATGAACCTGCTGTAATAGTAATACTACCATCTACTGCCGATGGGGTAACAGTTGTGGATGGCTCTGTAGTTGATGTTGTAAAAGCATGAAAAGGAACGTGTTCAAAACTTATTGCTGATATAGTCCAAGTGCTGTCGTTGCCACCTCTCACTAGCTTGAAAGGAGTCAAGTCCTCATGAACAAGAACTAATGTATCAAAAGACTGTGCAAAATCTAGTGTGGATAATTGTGCAGATCCAATTGCTGTCGTTAGATAATCGTTGCCACTACCATTAATATTTGTGACCAGAGCCTTGTCTTTGTATACATACATTCTGTTGTTTACAAATAAAAGCATATAACTTTGCGTAGTGGAAAACTCAAAAGGTATCAGCCTTGTACCATTCTCTGGTGAACCACCACTATCTATTTGTTTGATGAATTGTAACCCTTGCCTTCTTTCCACCCCACCTTGTGGTTGGATCGTGACATTTCTAGCTTTGTCTAGACCATTGTAATATTGACCTATATCAATCCTTGAAGCTAACAACGGATCAATCTCGCCTGTTGTAAAGTTAGTTTGGATAGTAACAGCCCTAGTCATGCCATTACCTCACATCTGTTAGTGGGAAATCTACTATTGCATAGCTTGGTCTACCACGACCATCTATGTTCATTGCTTGCCTTAGATATCCACCTCTGCCATTTTCTCCCACTCCACCTAGAGCTATGGTCCTCCAGTAATCTGATTTAGTTGTTTGGTCAGTAACAGGTTCAGCTAAATGCCACGCCATCATATATACAAGAAGTTGTACAAAGTATGAGGGCATAACACCTTCTGTTATTGCTGATGTAACATAATCAATGTATACGCTAGTTTCATGTGTAGCTATAGTTGGACCACTTGCCGTGTAAAGTATTTCATAGTCATTTACTGGCAGCACTCTTGTTGCACTTGAGTTGTATACCTGTAAAGGTGTCCCACTTATTGAGGTTGAGGGCATATCATATTGATAAGACCACTCATTGATTGGTGTTGTTGAAGATCGTGATAGTTGTAGTTTTGTTAGTGCGAATGACCAAGGGTATAGAGATAATGTTTGCCTCTTCACAGTTTCATAGATGTTGTTGCACACAGTTGCTGCATCATTTGTTGTGTCTGTAAAAGAAGATATTGTGTCTGCACCTAGAAGATTGAGTGCTTGGTTGCAGATAGTTATGTTTGTATCACCACTTGCCATAGTCAGTCCTTGTAGTTAGGGGAGGCTGTTACACCTCCCCATAGTCTTAGTCTGAGTCAGTAGCTGAGATAGCTGTGCCATCCCCAATGTCTACTACACCAGATGCGTTGCTTACAACTGGGTGCAACGAGAATGTTGCTGTCCCACCTGTATCGCCATGGATATAGATTAGGTCTCCGACCTTCAATACGCCTGATGCATCATTGAAGTAACCAGAGGCATCTATAGCTGTCTTGGCATCTGTAGATGTGTAGCTCCACATTTGAGGAGCATTGCCAGCTTTAGCTTGACCACCGATTGGTTGTAGTCCTGTTGAATCAAAAGCCATAATATTCCTCCTATTCTCTACAAGTGATTTCTACGATACCATCGCCATCGATAGACACAGAACCAGCAGAGAACATACTGTTGACCAAGAAAGATGTCTTTTCTGGTACATAGTTGATTTCTGTTTTTTGGTTCATGTTGACTGCCATACCGATTGCAGAACGATGATAGGCGAATACTTTCCTGTCGCTTGAGCCATCAATAGCTAGACCACCTTCGTCTCTATCTCCAAGTACATGGAAATTGAAACCTAGGAATGTATTGATTTCTCCAGAAACAAGAGCTTTGATTGATGCAAAGTCACTTGAGATTGCTCTCTCATCACCTAGTAGCCCAGATAGTGAGTTAGCGTGAATCACAATGTGTCTGTCATCAAACGGAACGTTCTTAGCGTCTAGTGCTTTCTTCGCAGCTATTAGCTTACC